CGCGTGGCGATGTTGTAGCGCCGTTGGTCACGACGAGCGTCCTTAGCTTTGTTGCGCTCTGGATGACGCCTGTAATCAAGTCGATCCCATTCGCGTTTCTTTTCTTGATCTTTGAAAGGCATGGTGTCTCCGGGCTGCCGTGTCGTTCTGATGAAGAGAATATATTCGCCAGTGGCGAAAAGGTCAAGCGATAAAATGCGTCCATCTGAAAATTATTTTCGCCAGGGGCGGATTTGATGGATCAGGAATGCCCTTGCGCGATGTGCCGGCTAGAGCGGTCGAGCGTGATCAGTTTAAGCGACATAGCTAAGGCCGCTTTCCGCAACTGGCTCGGTAATCGGGCGGCAATGGAAGGTGCCGATGCGGATCACCCCGTCGCCACGGAGCGCGAAGCTGTCGCAGCTAATGTCGCGAGGACGATCAAGGATCTTCGCTTGGGCCGTGTCACACGCAAGGAAGCGATCGATCTGAAGGGCGCTGCCGAGCGCGCGATATCCGATATCGACGTTGCCGGCAGCATCGGGCGGATTAGCTAGTGAGCCTATGGACAATCTCAGCGCCACGCTAATTCGAGGGGTTTTCTAAAGTGCCTGCCGGGCGGCCTAGCGATTATACGCAAGAGATAGCAACCGCGATTTGCGACGCTATCGCGGGTGGCTTGAGCATCAGGGAAGTGGCTGCGCTCGACGGCATGCCGAGCGAATCCACGATATGGCGATGGGCAGCTACGAAGCCAGATTTTCAGGAGGCTTACGCGCGCGCGAAATTGGCCCAGATGGATCGGTTTGCTGAGGAAATCCTAGAGATTTCGGACAACGGCACCAATGACTGGATGGATCGCCAACAAGGGGAAGAGACCGTTCGGGTAGCCGATCACGAGCATATCCAACGATCGCGCCTCCGCGTTGATGCCCGTAAGTGGCTGATGAGCAAATTAGCGCCGAAAAAGTACGGCGATCGTGTTGAGCAGATCCTGATGGGTCCGGACGGTGGCCCGATTGAGCACCGCATAGACGTTCCGCAGAAAGAAACGCGCGAGGAATGGCTTGCTCGTCAGCAGTTGGTCGCCCCAGCCGGGGCCGCAATTGGCCGCAATTCAAGCGACGTGGGCTGATGAGCTGTTTTTCGGCGGCGCCCGAGGCGGCGGTAAATCGGATTTTCTATTAGGCGACTTCGCGCGCGATGTGCCGAACTATCGGGAGGCATGGCGCGGCGTTTTGTTCCGCAAGACGTATCCGGAACTTGAGGAATTAGTAGCCAGGTCGAGAACGATTTTCTCTCAGACATTCCCCGGGGCCGAGTATCGAGAGCGGCCGGCGAATGAGTGGCGTTTTCCTGGCGGCGCCACGCTGAAGATGCGGCATCTTGAGAGCGACGCTGACGCGGCGTCTTACATTGGTCACCAGTACGCTTGGATCGGCTGGGATGAGCTGAGCCAGCGCCCAAGCCTAAATGCCTACCACATGCTGAAGGGCTGCCTGAGAAGCGCGGCGGCGGTTAAGGATAAGCGGATCAGGTCGACGGGCAATCCTGGCGGTGCTGGGCATCAGGCGGTAAAGGCGTACTTCAAGATCGATCGCTACCCGCTGGGGATGGTGCCGATTGACGATCCGGAAACTGGGATGACACGGATGTTCATTCCCTCCCGGGTGACTGATAATAAAATCCTGTTGGCGAATGATCCGGGTTACGTGTCAAGGCTTAAGGGTGTCGGGTCTGCGGAGTTAGTCAAAGCGTGGCTTGACGGTGATTGGGACGCGATAGCCGGCGCCTTCTTCGATTGTTGGGACGCACAGCGGCACATCATCAAGCCGTTTGAGATCCCGCAGCATTGGACGCGGTTTGGATCTTTCGATTGGGGTTCGGCTAAGCCGTTTTCGATGGGGTGGTGGGCGATCTCAGATGGCGGGCGGTTGCCGGATGGTCGGGTCTTCCCGAGTGGCGCGATGATACGCTATCGCGAGTGGTACGGAGCGTCTGCGCCTGATGTTGGGCTTAAGCTTACTGCCGAGCAAGTTGCCGAGGGCATCCAGAAACTGGAGCGCGGCGATAAAATCAATTACCGGGTCGCTGATCCCGCATGTTTTAGGGTTGATGGTGGCCCGAGCATTGCCGAGCGAATGTATGCCGAGCCTTATCGAGTATTGTTTCGCCCGGCTGACAATAGCCGGATAAGTGGTTGGGATCAGGTGCGGGATAGGTTGATCGGCGATGATGAGCCGATGCTATACATTTTCGATACGTGCGTTGATTTGATTCGCACGCTTCCAGCGCTGCAGCATGATGACGTGAAGCCGGAGGATGTCGATACCGATGGCGAGGATCATGCGGGTGACGAAACGCGGTATGCCTGCATGAGTCGACCTTATACGCGCAAGGCTGCGGTAATCGAGCCAATGCGCGGCCTCAACGAGATGACGGTCGACGAGATGTGGCGTTTGACGCAGCCAAAACCGGCGGGACGGCCGGCGAGGATTTAGAGGCGGATACACTGTCCGCCAATGATCCTTGTTAACGCTGGCGATTTATCGCAAATTCTTTTTCTACCCATCATTTAGCCCATCACAGAGGCATCGCTAAGACCATGAAAGCGAGAACACTTTTGCTCGCCGCCGCTGGGATGGCCTTATCGGCGACGGCGGCGGTAGCGGTTAATACGGGTGGCGTCTCGGATAAGCCGACCAACGTTACGGTTACAGGTTCATCAGGCAATTGCCTTGCCGTTGCGAGCCTGAACGCAAGACGCTCATTGACGCTCGACGCGACGGGCGCGACGGCTAACATCGGCTACTGCCGTACCACGCCCGGCGGGGCGCAGTGTACGGCCTCGATCGGGACCGTGGGCACAACGACGCTCGCCGCGGGGTCGATGCACTACTGGCCGGAAGGATCGGCGCCGCAGAATCAATTTTGCTTCATTGCCGCGAGCGGATCGCAGCCGCTGACGATCATTGAGGGCTTTTAGGGTGCGTCGCGCGCTCGGCTACGCTCTGCTGCTGGTCACGAGTTGGCTGGGCGTTGCGTTTGGGCAGTATGCGGGCCCGGCAATCCTGAGCAGCGTAAGCCAGCTCCCGGCAATCGCGGCGAGCACGTTTTTGTGCAACAGCACGGCGGGGACTGCGGCGCCAACGGCATGCACGCTAGGGGCGAATGTTGCGACGGCGCTGGGAACGCCATCTTCGGCAAATTTAGCGGCAGCGGTAACGGACGAGACGGGCACCGGTTCGTTGATGTTTGCCATCAACCCGGTTGAGGGTTCGGTCCATCAGGCGGCGTTTTCGGTTACCACAAATACCAGCTTGGCGAGCATCAGCGGCCTTAGCCAGGCGTTGACGGCATCTGGCACCTATTCGTGCAATGGGTTTATGCACTTCACGACGGCATCGACGACATCGAACGGCGTAAAGGTCGCGTTGGCAACGTCGGACACACTGACGATTACGACGCTGAATTTTACTGCGATCGGGTTTAACGGAGCGGCATTTGCGACATCCGGCACGGGCACGGCGACGGCGCTCGGGTCGACAGCGGTGAATTCGCTCCAGGCTTACACTGATATCATTTTGCAGGGGATCATTGTGGTGAATGCGGCCGGCACGTTGCAGGTGCAGATCGCCGAAAACACATCATCCGGCACGATCGCGGGTAATGCGAGATGGGAATGCCACCGAGCCGCATAATCCGCGCTGTGGCGTTCGCGGCGTTCCTTGGGGTACTGGCGATTGGCGGTCACGCGGCGGCGCAGATCGTCTTCGGCCTGGCTGCGGGTGGCGGCTCATCGCCTCCAGCGACTTGCGGCAACGCGCTCGATTTCTCTGACGGCTGCAATTCGCAATATCTGGGGATGATGAGATTATGAGGCGACTCGCGTTAGCGGCGGCATTTTGTGCGATAGGATTGCCGGTGTTGGCAGCAGATGAACCTCCGCAAGCTGCGATGATGTCGAAGGCGATGGCCGAGCTTCAGCAGCAACGCAATCGCGCCCAGGACGATGCGGTGAATGCGAAGGTCGAGGCGGGGATTTACGCCGACAGGCTGGCTCAAATACAACAGCAATTGAAGGCCGCTCAGGACAAGATTGCTGAGCTTGAAAAGCCGGCGGCTCCGAAGCCGGAAGCCAAGGAGTCACCGAAATGATGCGTCGCGCTCTATTTCTCGCTGCGGTCGGGCTTCTGGCGTTAGTTGGCGTTGCTCGTGCTGACGTTGCGGTAACGGCCGGCAGCGGCACGACCATCTTCGACTTCACGTGCTTCACCACGAAGCATTGCCCGGCTGCTGTTGTCGTAAATTCGGCCGGCACTGAGATCCTAACGTCGAGCAATCCCGGTACAGTTACGGGGTCGGGAACGGCGGGGACTGCGGCGACTGGCGTGCTTACGGTGCAGGGCATCGCCTCGATGACCAAGCTGTTGGTCACGCCGGACGCAAATAGCGCGGTCAATATGGCCCAAGTAGCGGGCACGACGGCGGATACGAACTCGGGTACTAAGAGTGCGGGCACGCTCCGCGTGGTGTTGGCCACAGATCAGCCGGCATTGACGAATAAGCTGCTGGTGACGCCGGATTTGCCGTCGGGGGCGTCGACCGCGGCTAAGCAGCCGGCGCTTGGCACGGCTGGCTCGGCTTCGACGGATGTTATTAGCGTGCAGGGCATCGCGTCGATGACGCCGATGCTTGTTAACCCTGGCACGGCAGCGAACTGGGGTGTGGGGGCGACCGGATCGGCTGTTCCCGCTAACGGTGCGTATCAGGGGGTCAACGTCGCAGGTAATCTTCGCGGTATTACCGGGCTTTCGTTGGGAACCACGTTCTCGCCAACGGTTGCGATTGTCGATGCTTCCGGTAACCAAATCACCGCGTTTGGCGGGTCTGGAGGTACGGCGTCGAATTTCGGTTCAGCTTTCCCATCATCGGGCACTGCCATCGGCCTGAGTGACGGCACGAATATGCGGGGATGGTTGAATGCCGCGAACGCGCTCAATTCAACTGGCACGGGGATTGGCACGGCTCAGATTGTGGGTCAGTTTGACGACGTTGCGCCGACAGCGATCACGGAGAACCAGTTCGGTAATCTCCGCATGTCGACTAATCGTAATTTGTATGGGACGATCCGAGATGCGGCAGGCAACGAGCGCGGCGTCAATGTCAACGCCTCAAATCAGATGTCGGTATCGTTGGACGGCGGCACTGGTGCGACTGTTACGGCCAACGCCGGCACGAACCTGAACACAAGCGCTTTGGCGCTCGAAAGCGGCGGCAATCTTGCAACCGTAGCGGGGCACATTGTCTCGCAGGGGACGGCGCTCGGGACGATCAAGAACGCGCTGATTGGCGGCTCGGTTACCACTGCCTCGCCAACGTACACGACGGGGCAGATTAACCCGCTTAGCCTCGATACGTCTGGCAATTTGCGGGTCAACGTCGTTACCGGCGGCACGAGTGGCGTTGTCACGCAAGGGTCAACCACGTCTGGCCAGTCCGGCATGATGGTGCAGGGCGCGGTAACGACTTCCGCGCCAACATATACGACAGCTCAAACCAACCCGTTGAGTTTGACGACAGCGGGAGGGCTCCGCACCGATACCGCGACGCTGGCAGGAACGGCGGTTGCGACCAATAGCGGAAACAAGGATGGGGGAACGGCTAGGGTTGTCATTGCGACCGATCAGCCGGCGCTAACAAACGCCCAGCCTGGTAACTTCACGCAGATTGGCGGCGTCTCTGTCTCGACGGGGACGGGCGCTGTGGGCACTGGTTCGCAGCGGGTTGCGGTTGGCACGGATACCGCAACGATTGCGGGCAGCGCTCCCGGCACGGCAGGCACGGCATCGACAAACGTCATCAGCGTGCAGGGTATCGCGTCGATGACTAAGTTGCTGGTGACGCCGGACGCTAACAGTGCGGTTAATCTTGCGCAGGTTGCCGGTACGACCACTTCGGTCACGAGCGGCAACAAGGACAACGGCACGCAACGCGTTGCTATCGCAACCGATGATGTTGCGCATGCGACCTGGGGCCAGGGTGCGACTGGATCGGCGCCGCCATCCGGGGCGGTTTATATGGGGGCTAACGGATCGGGCGCGACGGGCGGTCAGATGCGTGGGCTCATTACCTGCGACAGCCACGCAAAATATGACGCATCAGACAACGGCTCGATCACGATGGTAACGGGCGTGTCGTCTCGGAAGGTATACATCTGCGGGTTTATTCTTGCGACGGGCGGCACGGCGACGAACCTGAAGCTGCGCGAGGGATCGGACGCCAATTGCGCGACTAGCGGCGCGGACCTGACGCCGGCCTATCAGCTCGTGGCAAACGACAAGATCGGCATGCAATCGCCATTCTGGGGCGGTTTAGTGGTTTCGACAAATGCCTATTACGTTTGCGTCAACGCTTCGGCTGGCAACGCGCACCAGGCAGAGCTTTGGTATACTATTCTGTGATCCGCGCTGCGGCGTTTCTCTTAGGGCTGCTGGTCCCCGCTCTTGCGCTTGGACAAGGCATGCTCCTGCCACTCACGGGAGCTGGTGGCAAGGCGCATGTTGCGACAGGTGGCGGCGGCTATACAGGCTACGTCGACAGCTTCGCTAGCCCGCTCGGCTGCTGGGGCTTCACCGCATGCAGCGCGGCTATTGGTGCGGCCAACACGTCTGCGGTGCAATGGAATTGCACCAATGGCGGCGCGCAGAGCGGAACGCTCCACGTAACTTCGACGGGCGGCCTGAACGCGTCTGATATTTCATCGATGAACACGGTGTGCGGGGCGCAGCCGATCACGGTTCAGTTGACGAACCAGATGAACCCCGGCACTGCTGACATGACCAACGGCACGAGCGCGACGCGACCGGTTTACACGGCATCGGCAGTCAACAGCTTGCCGTGTGCGACGTTTGATGGTGCGACAACGTTTCTTGGCGCCAGCCTGACAACACTCACCGCGCAACCGTACACGATCTCGGTCGTGGCTATGAGAACCGGCAATACGTCGGCCGAGAACGATATTTTCGATAGCTACAACGCGGCGGGTACGACGTTCGGGTTTTTGAACTCGACGAATACCGTCTTCATGTACGCAGGATCTGTTCAGTCGACGACGGCGAGCGATAGCAATCCGCATTCGATCCAGGCGGTGTTTAATGGGGCGTCAAGCGCTCTTGATGTGGACACGGGTACGGCGAACACCGTCAATGCGGGGTCCAACAGCCCCGATAACACAACCGTTTCGCTCGGCGCTTTTGTCAATGGCGGCACGCAGAACAACTTCCTGACCGGCAAAATATGCCGGATTGCGGTGTGGGGATCGGCGGCGAACGGCACGCAACTGAGCAATTTGCACGGCAATGACGTGACAACATACGGCACGCCGTGATTTCTCGCCGGGCATTAGTCGGATTTACTGCGGTCGGGTTGCTGGCTGAATGTCGGCGCGCCCTAGCGGGTTTTGCTGGCGGTTTTAATCTTATTGGGGCAGGGACGTCTTCATCGGCTAGTCTAGCCACGCTGACGTTGGTTAACGATGGCGGCGGGACGATGGCGGCGGGCACGGTCTCGCCGATGTTTGGGTGGGTTTTCAAGAAGGGGGATATTCCGTCTGGTACAGCGCCGGTCTTCGATGTATCGGGAACGCCGCAGCCATACAGCTGGGGGTTGCAGACTTACTGGACGGACGGGAGCCTCAAGTTTGCCAGTTTCTTCTTCCGATCTACCTTTTCGCTGGCCGCAAGCGCAACTCAGGACATTACGATCAAGAACGGCGGCTCGGCTCCGAGTTCTAGTTCGCGCTCGCTCGCGACCGACGTTTACAGCCAATCGATCATCGTCAATATCACAGCAGCGAATAACAGCGGCACACCGATCTCTCCTGCTAACCTTACGGGCACGATCAAGGCGTGGCTCGATAGTGCGGCAAACACAAACAACAACAATTGGCAGCAATCGCTCATCCATGACGGCGATGCCGGGCGGACGTGGAAGGTCCGCTGCCATATGTCCGCGACCAAGACGGGTTCGGCGGACGGGCAATTCGAGACTGATTTCTACGTCGCCGCACTGACGGACGGAAGCGGCAACCTTGGCGGCATCCGGCTTCTGCCGAGCGTCGTGCGGCCTTGGTACAATTCCACAAGTGGCTCAGCCAATCTCGTTTGCATTCAGCCTGATTGTTCGTTTCAGTACGGTGCTGGCCCGACTACCGTTGACATGGTAACGGCGGGGACGATGCCGTTCACCAACAAGGTTTTTACGGTCTCGGGCGGGGTCGCATCGACTACGGCGTCGAACAATTTCTATCAGGGTGCCGACAGCACATCGAATTACGTGCCGTGTTACGTAAAGAATTCCGGGGGGGCGCTGCCCTCGCCGTTGGCGGCGAATACTCTCTATTACGTCGGGTCAAATCAGTCGGGCGGAGCCACAAACGTCGTCACTTTCTACAGCGTGCCTGGATATTATGGTGGCCCGATCACTCTGACGACCAATGGCAGCGGAACCAATACAATCGTTCCGGTAAGCGCAATCAATCAGTACGAGCCGTTCCCGATGCCGACCACGGGCGGCCGATGGAATGAGTTTCAGGGTACGGGGTCGGGAAATACCGGCGCGTCGACAAGCCTCCGGGTCAAGATCGATCAGACTTATTGGCACTCCACCAAGTGCATCCCGCCGTTCGATCTGTCGTTGATCGGGACGGTTACCGATGACGGATGGACCTATGATTTTACGCCCGTGAACGTCGGCCCGTATCAGTGGTCTGGGGGAACCGGCGAGCGCGCTGAACTCGGCATCATGCCGAACAATCACGTCGTTGAGTTCTTTACCCGCTCCGCGGCCGCAGATAAGGAGATGCGGGTCAGCGGGTACTCGGCGAACCATCAGCTTTTGCATATTCGCGACGCGCCGGTTGCTTTCGCCGGGGGCGGCACAGGGCAAATCCCGAACTTCAACAATGCCTCGTACACGGGGATGCCATCCCTCGTGACGGGGGCGAGCATTATTTATTATCCAGGCTCGCCATCGAACGGGATTAACGCTCCTACGGATTATTTTGCCACCGAGGACGCAGGCACCGATCACAAGCCGTGTCCGTCGATCTGGCCTTACTTGCGCACCGGGGAGCCGCAGTTCCTCGATTGCATGATTGACGTGATGGTTGGCGCGGTTGGGCAGTTTCCGCAAGACGGGGCGACGACGCGAAACCCGACGACGCCTTATGCGGCCTACGGGCTGGTCACGCAGTACACGTCTCAGATGCGCGTGATGGCTTGGGCCAATCGCGACCTGCAATGGGCCGCAGCGTTTTGTCCTGGCGCCAACGGAACGGGGTTGTTCTACGACGGCTCCCAATTGCCGGTGAACTTGAACGACATCGCCACGGCCAATTGCAAATGGCCGAGCGACATGATGTCGAACGCGGGTTATGACAATTATGGCAACGCTTGCTCGTTCCACGCGACGATCAGCGGAACCACGCTCACGATGGTTTCGCTTGAACATGGGTTACTGCTGAAAGGGCAAGTGATTACGACCGGCGCCAGCGCCGGAACCACGATCGTTAGCCAATTGACTGGAACGGCCGGGGGCGCGGCGGCCGCTACTTTTCAGGTCTCGATATCGCAGACGGTCGGCTCATCGACCGCAATGGTCAGTAGCTCGACCAGCTACGTTCAAGCGCATGGCTTTTGGGTTCCGGTCAATCAGGACATCGGTGGGGCAGCGACGTTCATCCAGGGCTTTATGCTCGGGTACATGCTCTATTCGATGTGCGTGGCAGCGGCGGCTAGGGAAGACGCCTACGCGCTGTCGTGGCTGCAAACCCAATCGACCCGTTACAACTACATGCTGAGCCAGTTCGGCGGTTGGACGATGTACGACTTGGCGGGAAACGGCTCGACCTCGGGGCCTTATCCCAGCGGTTCGTCAATCTCCTGGCCGGTTATTTCCGACGATACGCAGTTCGGCATCGCGCCTGACGTGGGGCCGCCAGGACCGTTCGGATCGATGACGTGGAACAATACCGGGCCGACCTATTTTGCCTTTACCAGCACGAACCAGTCGGGAAGCGGTTACGTGCCGACGAACAACGATCGGTTTTACAATACCGGCGCGACGGTTCCGGCAGTCTTAAAGTCATACACCGCCTACTATGCCGGCGACGTGTCGGGGAACAATTTAAACCTCTATACCGCGCCGAACGGGGGCGGAACAAAGTTGGTCCCGTCAAACACCGGGGCAGTGGTCACGCCCAAAGCCCTGTTCCTGTCGCCTGCCAATCCACCAGCGGCATCGACGGCTGATTACCCGACGTTCGGCCCGACCGATGCGCAGGGCGAGACGGCATTGATGGACGGCGCGTTTTCGTACATGACTGCGTGCGGAGTGACGGGTATGTCGACCGTGACAACGGACTCACGCACGCGGCGCGACAACAGCGGCGCTTATACAAACTACGCCGCCCTCCCGAAATACGCGATGCAGACGAGCTTCTAGCAATGAGACTTTCATCATTAGAAAAGCTCGAAGACGAGCGTTACTGTCAGACCCATGGGGCGTCATCGCTTATTACTGTCGTATGCCCATCCTGTCAGGGTGCCGGTAAATACCCAGACTACATTTCGGCGGTGTTTAAGGTGATTGAATGTCCCCGCTGTAACGGCTTGGGATATTTTTCTGAAAATCTCATCGCCCTCCCGAAATACGCGATGCAGACGAGCTTCTAGCTTGTTACCGTTTACGACGGCTAAAGAAAATCAGAACCGCCAGCGCCACAGCAAAGACTAAGCCGACCGCGTATTCGCTCATGCTAGTCGTGAGCGTGCAGTAGGAAGAACAGGTCGCGATACCCGTGGGGCAAGAAGATCACGTTCGGTTCCATGAAGCGGTCTGGATACCATTCTGCCCTCGCATGTATTTCCGGATCGAATTCGGCAAACGGACGATACCGTCCTTCAAAGCAGAACCAGCCTATGTAGCCCAAGTCAAGCACGGGCTTGAACATCTCTAGGAACGGCTTCGGATAGAGCAGCGGTGTTATTTCGGTGAGGATCGTCGGCTTACGGTGTTTGATGGTCCACATCGCGCCGGCGATCACTTCGGTGTCGTGCTGCTCCACATCGATCTTGATGAAGCCGACATCGCCGCAGTTCTCGTCATCGATCCGCACAGTGGGAACAAGGTGCTCAATGACAGCTTCAGCCTTCTCGAAAGCCATCGAAACGCTGGCTTCTTCGTGCATCGGTCGGCCGCCTTTGACCGGGATGCGTAAGATCATCTCGCCGCACCGATCCGAGACTGCGGCGTGGCGGACGACAATATCACCCGAGTACAGGCGATTGAGGCGGGCGGCTAAATCAGGGTTGGGTTCGTACGCATAGACGCGGCGCGAATGCCGGCGCATCCAGTAGGTGTAGGTGCCGATGTTGGCGCCGATGTCGAGCGACACGCGCTTGGGGTCACACAGGTGGCGCAGCAGGCGGATCTCCTTTTCGCCGTGCAAGTAGTGATCGGCGAACTGAAGCCGGGCGTATAGCGGTTCGGGGATCAAGTTTCTGACGGATGATTGCCACATTTGTTGCTGGTCCGAAGGTTGAGGGAGCGGAAATTCTGACATGAAATTACACGAGAGCAAGGCCGGCGGTGCCTGACAACGCGGTTGATATCGCCCCTCTTGAACGTCGCGAGGATGAGGCCGACACGCCAGCGGGGGAAGTCAGATTTTGGATGCAGCAGCTTTCGCTTGCGGAGCGCGAGGATCGTCAATTTGTGGTGAAAGGCCGGCGGATCGTAAAGCGCTATCGGGACGAGCGGGCGCAATCGGTAAGGCAGGTCGCCAAGTTCAATATCCTGTGGTCGAACGTCGAGACTCTGAAGCCCATTCTGTACGGCCGCACGCCCAAGCCGGATGTCGAGCGCCGGCACAAGAACAGCGATCCGATTTCTCGGCTTGGGGCCGAGATTATAGAGCGCGCTCTGTCCTATGAGGATGACCTTGACGAGTTCGATAAGGTGATGCGGCGCGTGGTTGAGGACCGGCTTTTGCCCGGTCGCGGGGTGGCTCGGGTGTTCTACGAGGCTGAGTTCGGCGAAGAGGAAGAAGACGCGAGCGCGGAGCCTGATGAGGAAACCGGCGAGCGGCCGAAGTTTCGCCCGGTGAGTTCCGAGAGCGCGCCGGTGCGCTATTGGTTCTGGGAGGACTACCGGGAGAGCCCGGCGCGTGTCGACGAAGAGGTCTGGTGGAAGGCGTACCGTTCATATTTGACGCGCGACGAGCTGGTGAAGAAGTTCGGGAAAAAATACGGCAACGAAATCACGCTCGATTACACGCCAAAAGGGCTTGGCGAGGACGGCGAGCGTGGCCCGCAGGCTGACGCCTTCAAGAAGGCTCAGATTTGGGAAATTTGGGACAAGCAGAAGAAGCGCGTCGTTTGGATTGCGTCGTCGTACAGTGATGCCCCGTGCAAGGAGATTGATGATCCGCTTGGGTTGCCGGGGTTTTTCCCTTCGCCGCGCGCATTAAAGGCAACAACCACCAATGAGACGCTGGTGCCGGTGGCGGATTACACCGAGTATCAGGACCAGGCGATTGAGTTAGATGTTTTGACGGCTCGGATCGATCGGCTGCAGAACGCCTTGAAGGTGGCAGGTCTTTATGCCGGCTCGCAGAAAGCTGAGCTTACCCAATTGCTGGACCCGAGTTCTGAAAACCAGATGATCCCCGTAGAGGATTGGGCGGCTTTCGGCGATCGGGGCGGCATTAAGGGTATGATCGAGTGGCTGCCGGTCGAGCAGATCGCGGCGGTTTTGATTCAGCTTTATGACGCTCGCGATCGGGTGCAGCGCACGCTCTATCAGATTACCGGTATGGCTGACATCCTTCGCGGTGAGACAAACCCGAACGAAACGCTTGGCGCGCAGCAGCTTAAAAGCCAATTCGCGACCCGCAGGATTACCGAAAGCCAAAAGGATGTGGCGAGGTTTGCGCGCGATCTGATGCGGTTACGAGGGTGCGTGATTGCCCGGCATTTTTCGCCCGAGTCTTTGATGAAAATCACGGGATTGCCGGAGCCGATGCCGGCACTGCCGCCGATGCCTGAGATGATGATACCAGCGCCGCCGCCGCAAATGGCGCCCCAGGAGGGCGCTCCGGGGGCAAATGTGGTGCCGATGCGGGGAGCGACATGACCCGCGACCCCATTTTCGGCTTGGAATACGTAAGTAGAGACGATGATCTTATTTGCATTTGGCCGCTCTCCTTGCCGCCGTCAGATCGCGAATATGATTCAATTCGATTGATGAGCGGGCCTTGCGAGCGGGCACTGAGCCCAATTCAGGTTCTGGCCTGCATGGATGCGAAAGGCGAGGCATGATCGGGATGCCTCCTGCTTTTGGCGGCATGGGCGCCGCTCCGGCACCACTGCAATCGCAAATGACGATCAATCCTGCTTTCCTTCAGTGGAAGCAGGCCGCCGATGCATGGATGGCGGAAAAGCAGCGCCGTGAGACTGAGTTCCGTGAAGCGTGCGAACTGATCAAAGAAGACGCCGCGACTTCCTACAAGATCGACATTGAGGCGGACAGCACCATTGCCGCTGATGAGGAGGCTGAGAAGGCTGCCCGCACCGAATTCCTGCGGGCGATCACGCCGTTTCTGGAAGCCGTCTTGCCGCAGATGCAGAGCAATCCGGCGTTGGCCCCGTTGGGCAAGGAACTGGTGATGTTCGCGGTGCGCGGGTTCCGCGTATCGCGCCAGCTTGAGGACGCCTTTGAAACGGCTCTTGATCAAATGATGAAAATGCCGCCGAAGCCGCCCGAGCAGAAGGGAAATGTCAAATCCCCGATGGAAATACAGGCTGAAGCGGCCACTGCGCAGACAAAGGCTAAGGTCGATCAGGCCAAAGTCGCCGCTGATATGGTCAAGACGCAAACCGAGGCGACGCTCAAGCAGCAGGAATTGCAGAGCGAGGAACAATATCACGCCGCGGATCTGGCGTTGCGGCAACGAGAGCTTGCCGGCAAAGAAGCGCTGCAAGCAGCTCGCATGACACATATGGCGGCGCGGGATGCGGGAGGATTGGTTTGACTAAGTGGGATTACTGTCTGCGATCTGGAATCGATATGCACCAAGAAGGTCTGCTTGACGCTCTCGGCCGAGATGGTTGGGAACTTGTTGGGTTTGACGCCAGCGGAACGGCTTTCTTTAAGAGGGCCATTGAGGAAAGCCAGAAACAGCTGGCCAAGCCGAGGCGGCGCTCGAAATGAGCCGCACCCGCGAAGTCCTCCGTAATGGTGTCTGGTATCAAATCGACACCGAAGCGCCGCTCCCGCCTCGGAAGACGCCGTACATCATGCGGGATATCAGCGACTATCGATCGGCCATCACAGGTGAGACGATAACCTCTCGCTCAGCGCACCGGGATCATTTGCGGGCACATAATTGTGTCGAGGTCGGTAATGAGATGCCGCGGAATGAAGCCCCGGATTTGCCACCTATTCGCGATGATTTGATCCGCGCCGCGCAGGCGTCGCCGGAGATGCGGGCTGAGGCTGCGACCGTTGCCCGAGCTGCGGCGGCGGTTGAGTAAAACCACTTCATAGAGGACACATGGACGACGAAAACGATGTCGGCACTGCTAACGAGCAGCCAGCCGATTTACGGTCTGTTTTAAGCCAAGCATTGGAAGAACAGCGCGCGCCTGACACTGGAGCTACGAGCGAGCAATCTTCTGGCGCTGCGGATGATAGTGCGGCTCCTGCGGAGAGCCGCGCACGCGATGCGTCCGGCCGCTTTGCTCGCAAAACTGAGGGTGAGGAAGGAGCTGCCGATACGGACGCGGCGTCGGCTGAAACAAAGCCGGCTAGCGAGACGCAGCCGAAGACCGAGGGGGAGACTGCGGCCGAAGCCGCGGCAACGGGTGGCGCAGAAGCTCCTGTGCATTGGAGCGCCGCGGACAAGGAAAGGCTCAATGCGCTGCCCGCAGAAGCACGCCCGCTGGTTCTTGATTTCACCCGGCGGATGGAAGCGGCCTTCACGCCGAAGCTACAGCGGCTAGCATCTTACGAGCGGGATTACCAAGGGGTTCCGGAACTTTTTGCACCACATGCCGAGGCGATGCGCCAGGCTGGGACAAATCCCGGCCGTGTGATCCAGACATGGGCGGCTATCGAGCAGGGATTGCTGGGTGCCAAGACGGCTGCAGAGCGCGGTCAGCGCGACGAGAACGGCGCGGCCATCGTCGCTCGGATGATCGAGAATTATCGGATCGATCCCGCCCACGTCGCCGAAGTTTTGGTTGCCATGAAAAATGGGCAACGGCCGCCGTCGAATGGACATCAAAACGGTGCACAATACCGCGATCCTCGCGTTGACGATCTGAGCCGTCAGTTGAATGAGCTTTCGGACGCCGAAAAGCGGCGCCAAGAGGAAGCCGAGAATGCTCGCATTGCGGCCACGCAACGACAGATAGACACGTTTGCGAACGAAAAGGATGCGCAAGGTAATCTGAAGCATCCGTTTTTTGCCGATCTTCACCAAGACATGACCGCGCTCGCTGCTGCTGATGCGCAGTTGGGTAAGTCGATCAATCTCGCCGATCTATATGAACGTGCAGTTTACGCCAACCGGGAAACTCGGACAAAGCTTCTCAGCGCCGATAAGGAGGTTGAGGCAAAGCGTTTGGCGAGCGAGCGGAGGGCAAAAGCAGAGGCCGCCCAGCGCGCCTCGTCAAGCGTCACCGGCTCTGCGGGAGCCGGCCAGTCGCCTAGCGAGCGCCGCCCAGGCTCCGGCTCTGTTCGTGACGCCCTGGTGGCCGCGGTTAAGGAGCATTCCGACGCTGCGTAACCACTGATCCACAACCGGAGCGTCGTGAGACGCCCTTTCCCAGCGCGGCCCTAAGTGGCCGCCTGATGGAGCATCAAAATGGCAAGTCCAAATAGCAATTGGGGTGAAATCACCACCACTACGCTTTACAACCGTTCCGGCGTTGTCCGGGATAATGTGAGCAAAAACAATGCGTTACTATCTCGGCTGAGTGCGAGAGGGAAGCGTAAGCCGGTTTCCGGCGGTCAGGCGATCGTCCAGGAGATCGAATACTCGGAGAACGGCACGTACCGCCGTTATAGCGGTTACGACACACTGTCGATCTCTCCGTCGGACGTTCTGACTGCGGCGCAGTATTCGTTCGCGCAGGCAGCGGTTGCGGTGACGATCTCGGGTCTGGAAATGCTTCAGAACTCGGGGGAGGACAAGATGCTCGACTTGCTTGAGCAACGCATCGGCAATGCTGAACGCACCTTCCGCAACAACCTGTCGTCCGACTGCTACAGCGACGGAACGGCCGATGGCGGCAAGCAGATCGGCGGTCTGCAACTGCTCGTGGCGGACGTTCCGACTTCCGGCACGGTCGGCGGCATCAGCCGTACCACCTGGCCGTTCTGGCGGAACAATTACCAGTCGTTTGCTACGGCCGGTTTGGCGCCGGGTGCCGCGACGATCCAGACGATGATGAATAGGACTTGGCTGGCGCAGGCTCGCGGTCCCGATCGCCCGGATCTGATCATCGCCGACAACACCTATTTCCGGTACTACTGGGAGTCGCTGCAAGCCATCCAGCGCATCAGCTCGGCTGATACTGCAATGGCCGGTTTCGGCTCGCTTAAGTTCATGGATGCCGATGTCGTGTACGACGGCGGTTTCCAGGGTGTCGCTGCCGGTCAGGGCACGGTGATTGACGGCAACGGGATCACATGGACTTCGGGTCAGGGTGCCCCAGCGAGTCACATGTATTTCCTCAACACCGACTACATCTATTTCCGCCCGCATCGGGACCGCGACATGGTTCCGCTTGATCCGGAAAGGTATTCGGTCAATCAGGACGCAATGGTTCGGTTGATGGCATTTGCCGGCAACATGACCATGAGCAACGCATTTCTGCAAGGCGTGCTCACGGCATAGCGTTTAACTCCGATCTGAAAGGAATGCCATCATGGCAACTTGGACTATTGTTGATACGGAGTTGGGCGTTCAGCCGATCGCTCTGACTTCCACCACGAAGAACCACCCTCTTGGGAAGATCGTTCGCGCTTTTGACTCGGCGACGAACGGCCAAGGCGGCGGTGAATTCATCTACCTACTGGGTGTTGCGAACACCCTTGCCGGGCTCGTCGTCACGTATAATGCCACGACGTTTCAGACGACGTTATTGGCGAATACGGCGAACCTGGGCAACCCGATCGCTATCGCAATGTCGGCGAATGTGGCGAGTCAGTACGGCTGGTATCAGATCGAAGGCAATGCCGTCGTTCTGAAATCTGCTGTCGCGGTGACGCCGCAGGCGAAGGTCTATGTCAGCGGCACGACCGGCCGACTGATGCCGACCTCGGCGAGCGGAAAGCAGGTGCTGGGCGCTAAGTTCGCGAACCTCGCGACCGTCACCAGCACCACCAGCACTGTCAACGTGCTGATATCGCGCCCGACGATGCAGGGGCAGATTACGTAAGTATTTTACCCACTTAGGGGGAGATAATCCCCCTCTTTTGCAATTTTCTCCAAGGGTATTCATGCTCCAAGCGGTCTGTGTGAACTGGCGAAATTATCAAGGTCGGGGCGTCGATTACGTCAATCGGCTCTTCGCCAGTTTGTCGCGGCACTTATCCACGGTCGCTGGCAAGTTCACGGTTTTCACCGATGCGGCTGACGAGAAATATCACCAAGCGATCAATGTCGAGCTTCTGCCGGAAGGTTTAGAAGGGTGGTGGAACAAGCTGGCGCTCTTTGCGCCCGGTATGTTCGATCCAGGCGATCGGATCGTCTATTTCGACCTCGACACGCTCGTCATTGGCGATATGGACGAAATCGTGCGGTATGACGGCAATTTTGCTGCTCTGCAGGATTTCTACCGGCCGGACGGGCTTCAATCATCGGTGATGATGTGGCGCGCGGGTTGGGGGGCGCCGATTTGGAACGAGTGGTGTCGACAAGGGCGGCCCGACTGGCCCGGTGGCGATCAGGCGTGGATTGAGCACATCGTCGGTGACGGAGCCGATGTTCTACAGGACATATTTCCCGGTAAGTTCGTCTCCTACAAAAAGGACTGCGTACCGTTCCCGCCCGAAAGTTCTAGCGTCGTCGTCTTTCACGGCGAGCCGCGGCCGCACAATTGCGGCCGGCCGTGGGTCGAGGCGATGTGGACGGAGAGCGACACGGGGCATTTTCAGCTTGGTATGGTCGCCAACGTTCCGTTGGAACAGATCCGGAGCCAGATCAAGCAATCGGCCGCATTGGATCTGCCGCGGCTGACATCCAAGCCGGCACATGACGGCAAGGTGGCGATCATTGGCGGCGGCCCATCGTTAAGCGATGCGATTACGATCCCGCAATTGCAGCGGTTTGCGGCTGAGGGCGGGAAGCTCTGGGCGCTCAATGGAAGTTACGACTGGTTGCGTGAGCATGATCTGGTTGCTGACGCGCATATGATCATCGATGCGCGGCCAGAGAATGTCAGGTTCCTCCGTAATTCACGGGACGAAACCCGGTATTACATCGCTTCGCAGTGCCACCCTGCGGTTTTTGAGGCGCTACGCTGGCGAGCGGCGGTTCGGCTGGACCTCGATGTTATGGGTGACTGCGGCACCACAGTTGGAACACATGCCATCTGTACGGCCTTTGTTGAAGGCTTCCGCGAAATTCACTTATTCGGGTTCGATAGTTCCTATCGTGAAGGTGAGGGCCACGCTTACCACCAGAGCATGAATGCTCAGGAGCGGATCGTAGACGCGCATATCGGTGACCGCGTGTTCAAAGCCGCGCCGTGGATGGTTCGGCAGGTACAGGATTTCGAGGGGATAGCGCGCGACGTGGTAGCGGCTGGTGGGCAGATCCATGTTCATGGTGACGGGCTTCTGCCATATCAAGCGGATATCCTCGCAAAGGCGCCGATGCGCGCTGCTTATGTGCGGGCTCAGGAAGTATTGGGCCGGTTGCCGGGTGGCCCGGTCGTTGGTGCCGAAATTGGCGTGTTTCGCGGCGAGATGTCGGCTTACCTATTGGCTCGCCCCGATCTTGTGCTCCACATGGTCGATAGCTGGGAAGGCGGCGGCGAGGCCTATGCGACGGACACCGGCGATTGGCATGCCGATCTCGGTAATGAAGATCAGGAAGTGTTTTTCGAGTGCGCCAAGGCACAGGTGGAGTTCGCGGGGCCTCGGGCTCTAATCCATCGGCATCGGTCTACCGATCCGGTGCCGAATGCTCCTCCGCTCGATTTCGTGTTCATCGATGCCGATCACTCTTACGAAGGCTGTAAGGCGGATATCGAGGCGTGGCGCCAGACATTGAAGCCAGGCGGCCTGCTTTGCGGGCACGATTACGACAACACAGCATTCCCCAAGTATGGGGTGAAGAAGGCCGTTGATGAGTTTGCCGCGCGTCACGGCCTGTCGGTTGAACTGGGCGCGGATTTCACTTGGTTCATCCGGATCTGAAGGAGTCGCAATATGAGTTCACGTGTCGAATTGATGGGTTTCAAAATGCCTTGGGGCCTCGCGGGGCAGCTTGGCTCGCATGTCCAGACTGCCGTAACTGCGGCCGGCACTGCTATTACTGATGCGACAGCCTGCACGGGCGCCTTTATCGAGGTCGCCACGGCGGGATCGAATAGCGGTATTCAGCTTCCGGACGGTTCCAGTGTTTACGTCGTCTACAACGGCGGCGCGAACGCGGTGAAGGTATATCCGCCGACTAGCTCGTACATGAACGGCACGCAGAACGCGGCCTTCAGTGTGACGAACGCAAAGTCGGCCATTTTCTTCCGGGCCGACGCGCGGTTCATCGGCGTATTGAGCGCCTAATCAGAAGGATTTCCATGCTTACGAACGGCACCTATACCCGCACCGAACTCGGGCCGGCCGGCGGGGTTTATCCGCGGTTCTTCATCGAGCCGGTGCAGGATGAACTCGCCTCAGCGCAACAGGGGCGCCCGATCTTCCGGCAGGAGGAACGCGTCGAGATCGTCATCCCGGGCGATCCGACGAAATGCCCCGTGCATCGGGTGACGGATGAGCATCGTAATCGCTGGCAACAGCAATACGATGCTTTTAAGAAGGGCATGGAAACCCCGGTTGAGGGTACGCCGCTCGAGGAATGGCCCGCACTCAACCGCGCCCAGGTTGCGGAACTGCGCGGCATCGGCATCTTGACGGTCGAGCAAGTTGCGGGGCTGTCGGATACCGCGACGCAGCGGGTTATGGGCCTAGCGGGGCTCCGGACCCGAGCGCTGGCATATCTTGACGACGCCAGCGCGATTGCGTTGACAGAAAAGCTGTCGGCCGAAAACGATGCCCTGCAGTTGGAGATCAGCACGCTCAAACGGCAGGTCGAGGAGTTGGGCGCTATTACCCAACGCCTTAACGGCGAATTGCTGTCGAGACAGAATGCGCCGCATCCGTTGGCGACCGATGTGCCGGGCGCGTCTGATCCGATGCAAGCCGCCTTGATGCAGCAGACCGGCAACTTTGCACGCACCGCGCCGGAATCCTCCCTCTCGGAGTTCGTCGAGCAGCGCCGCCGGCCTGGGCGCCCGCGTAAAGAGGCCGCGCTTCCTCATGATGTCGTGAGCGAACTGGCGTGAGCCTTCTGACGATCTGCACCAACGCCTGCAACGATTTGGGCGTTGGCGTTCCGACATCGATCATCGGCAGCACCGATCCGGCGGCAACGCGGGTGCTGCAGATGGCGCGGCGTGCCGGGCTGTCTTTGGCGGCGGCGAACAACTGGGCATCTATGGTGGTGGAGCATACCTTCACCGCTGACGGCAGTTCCGATTACGCGCTCCCGGCCGATTATCGATCGATGGTCGATAATACGATGTGGGACCGTACCACCTATTGGTCGATGCGAGGGGCGATGTCGCCCCAGCAATGGCAGATGTATAAATCGAGCGTCATCGGTCGTGCTTCGATTCAGCCGCGATGGCGGATCAGGGTTCCGACTGGGGCCGCGGCAGGAACGCCGGTTGTCTTTTCGATCGATCCGCCGATTGGTGCTGCCGACACGTCGACTCAGTTCGTTTTTGAATATGCGTCGAATAACTGGTGTCGTAGTGCGACCACCTATCAAGCCAATGAACTGATCCCTGTAGCGGCTGGTAGCGGATACGCGATCGGCGATCTGTTCAGCATTGTCGGCGGCACGTCGACTGCAACCGCGCTCGGCCTGGTGACGAGCCTTACTTCCGGCGGAACGGGGATCGCGACCGCGGAGGTTTCTGTTCCCGGTAATTACACGGTCGAACCAAGTTCGCCGGCCGCGAGTACTGCAACGACGGGGGCCGGTGCGGGGGCAACCTTTCTTGTCAACACCACGACATTTGAGGGCGTGGGGCAAGTCGATTGGGCGGCTGATACCGATACCGGGATTATTTCTGAAGATTTGATCGAGATGGGCGTGATCTGGCGGCTTGCGCGCCGGCTTGGTTTTTCCTACGACGAGGAAAAAGAAGAATATCAGCGCGAGCTTGACACGGCGATTGCGCGAGACGGCGGCACGGCGGTTATCGATCTAGCGCCTGGCTATGACCTCCCGTTGATCAGCCCTTGGTGGTCGATTCCCGAAACCGGGTTCGGGCGATGAGCTTTTTGTGTGCTGTGTTTGGCGCGTGGTGCGCGGTTGCGTCTCCAGTGTCGGTTGAACCATTCGCTTTCGCTGGTGAGCGAGTAACCCGGGAAGACGGCACGCCGATATGCACGATCTCTCGCGATTTGAGAAAATTTGAAATAGCAAGCGCAGATGGCTG